TGCGTCGCGCTGACGGGGTTGAAGGTCATTGTGATCTGGTAGTACAGGTTCGGATTCATGCCGTCCAGCTTGCCGCGAAGACGGTCGTCCAGAATGTCGACGTCTTCGGAAAGAAGTTCCGTCGCTTCCTCGCACCATATCCAGACCAGTTTTCCGTTTTTGAAGGTGATGGACTTCACCTTCTCCCGCTGGCGCTGGTCCTTCACGCCGCGGAATATGATCCGGTTCCCCGTGATCTTACATTCCAGGGCCAGGGGGTTCAGGTTGACCTTCCAGAAGCGGTCAGCGTATGGGCCGAACATTCGATAGATCGCGGCCTGAAGTTCCGCGAAGGTGGAATCGCGGTTCGTTTCCTCGATCTTTCGGACGACCAGAAGGTTCGCGCCGGTATAGGCGGGGTCAGACAGCTTCGCTATGTAGTCCTGGGCGATGTTCACGGATTTTCCGGAACCGGCCGATCCCTTCAGAATACGATAGCGGCCGCGCCACTCATTGACAGGGCGGAAGACTGGGTTGAACTGGGCGGACGCCTTGAACTCAATCTTCGCCGCCGTAGTCATAGTTGATCACCACCGTCACAGGTGCGTTCCCTTCGGGATTGTCCTTGAACATTCCCAGGTGACGACCACACAGTTCCAGGGCCTTCAGCTTGTCGGCCATCTTCACTTCGCGTTCGATTGCCTGTTCAATGACAGGTTCGCCGTCTTCATCGAAGTCCTTGTGTGGGACATACTTCACCTTGACGCCGGCGATCACTGCCAGGTCGTCGTCTGTGGCCGTGTCCAGGACTTCAGCCGTGTTCAGGTCGATCACGTCCTTCGGGTTCAGGAAGGCGATCCTTCCCAGTTCGCGAAGGACGCGGTCGGCATTGATCCCCGTCCGCTTCGACCTTTCGGCCATCGCCTGATCAATGCGCGCGCGAATTTCAGGTTTCTTCAGTAATTCGGAACCAATACTTCCCGCGGAATCCGTAGAATATCCGGCGCGGATCGCGGCCTGGGTCGCGTTCAGGTCGATCAGATATTCTTCACAGAAGACTTCATTCTTCTTCGTGATCTTCGCCATGATTCACACCGTCCTTTCTTCGTGCTCCTCTGAAAGCGGGTACAAAAAAGACGCCCCCGAAAGGACGTCTTTCTGTACCCTATTCAAAAGGAGGGGGAACACGCTGTTCCCGACTATAATTCTACCACATGGTTTTGCGGATTGAAAGCCTCATGTGTATTCACCTGTATTCATCTTTCAGCGGAAGGAATCAGATTTATACATGGTGGCGAATAGGGAGTCCAGGGCCGTTTTCCTCTGGCGGTAGATCGTGGCCTTCGCCATGTGGAGGAAGTCGGCCGCTTCTTTGTAGGATCGGAAGGGGTAATACAGGGCCAGAAGGACACACTTCGATTGACTGTCCATGTCCAGGATCGCGGACAGGACGTCTTCGATCTGCTGGGCCTGACGTTCCAGGGCGCCGATCCGGCGGTCGGCGGTGTTCCGGCGCTTCTCCGTCCGTGTGACCATGTTCACCATTCGGGCGTCTGGGTCTGGGGAGGACTGGACGCGGACGCCGACGTCGGAAAGCTGGCTGGAAGGGAAGGCGGATTCCAGGATTTCCTTCAGGTCTTCAGCCAGGGCGGCCCGCTCCGCCGCGATCTGGGATTCTATGACGCGCGCTTCCTGGTCGTGGTTGCGAAGGACGTCCATGACGCGGAAGCGTACCCAGGCTTTCCGCTTCTCTTCCTTTTCATTCTGATCCATGCGTTTCACCGCCTTTCTTCTGGGGGGGTGTCAGAACGGAAGTTCTCCGTCGTCGTCTTCGACCTCTGTGAACTGCTGGTCCGCGGCGGCGGCCATCTGGTCGGCGGCGTAGGAACCGGCGCCCTGGTCCTTGCCGTCGGCGAACTCCACGGAGTCGGCGACCACTTCGACCGTCTTCCGGTCATTGCCTTCCTTGTCCTTCCACTTCCGGACCTGGATCGAACCGGTCAGGGCGACGCGCTTTCCCTTGCGGAAATACTTGTTCACGAACTCCGCCGTCCCGCGCCACGCCACGCAGTCCACAAAATCCACGGTGTCGCGCTGGAAGCGGCGGTCGACGGCCAAGGCGAAGGACACGACGGGCGTCCCCTTCTCCGTGCGCCTTAATTCCGGTTCACGGGCCATTCGGCCGATCAGTTGAACTTGATTCATGGTGTCGCCGCCTTTCAGAACCGCTTCCCGTGCTTATAGGGGCGGCCGGCGTTGTAGGCCATCTTCTCCGCGATCACGGCGTCCAGGTCGATTCCCAGGTGGCCGCACAGGTCCGCGATCCGGATCACGGCGTCAGCCAGTTCCACGGCCACGCCTTCGGGCTTTTTGCTTCTGGCGGAACAGGGGGTGTCAGGGTGATCGGGGTCATAGATTCGGCTTCCACAGGTGACGCCTTCTTCGTGGCGGTCGTCCTCGCATACGCCGCCGGCGTTGCAAGGATAATACACAAGGGGGTTTCCGGCGCGTTCCTCTTCCAGGGCTTCGGAAAGTTCGCTATGGATCAGCGCGATCGCCGTCCCGAAGGGAAGGGGCGGGTCCCAGAAGCCGTGCTTGACGGCGTTGTCGTGTGCCTTCTGAACGATGTCTTTGATCTCCATGTCTGTTCTGTTTCCTTTCTGCACGATAGCAAGTCGGACTTCGTCCGCTTGCCCGTGCCATCATTTGATTTCAGCTTCTTTCAGTCGTTCACTATGTAGAATCGGACATTCTGGCGGCCGAACTGAAGGGCGTCGTCGTGGCTCTCGAAGTAGACGTCGATCTTCTGGCCCTGGATCGCTCCGCCGCGGTCCTGGACGACCATTTCGCCCAGGCCTTCCACGAACAGGACGGTCCCTGGCGGGTAGATCGACCAGTCGGCGGCGATCGTCACGCCCTGGACAGCTTCGGCGCCGCTGGCGGTGTAGACGATCCCGTCCGGCCGGTTCAGCGCCCATTCTTCACAGCAGATTTCGCATGAACAGTACGCAGTCGCCACGGCTTCGATCCACTCCGGTTCCGGCTCTGGGTCAGGCTCCGGAACTGTTTCTATTTCGGAAAGGGTTCCAGAAGGCCCCTGGAAGGCCGCTGGCGGCGTTTCCTGGGCTGGGGGTCCGTTTACACTTCCGACGTCTTCGGAACACGCACCGGCGAAGGACGTCAGCACCAGGGCCGTTCCCGCGACGATGGACAGGACGCCGGTCAGAAAACGCTTCATCATGTGGGTTCACCTTCTTTCTGTTCTTCCTCTTCAGGTTCGGGAATCGGCCGAAAGCAATCGCACCGGACGACGCGGTCGTCGTCGGCGTGGATCGGATTCGGCCGCCCCTGGTCGAAGGCTTCCACACACGCCACGCAGTAGTCGCCCAGGCGGCCGCGCGCATGGTCGTCGATGAACTGGATATTGTCGCACTTCCGACAGTTGAAGTCGTAGCGCCACTTCGGCAAGTTCTTACGCCTTCTTCCGATCATGGCTTTGCTTCCTTTCTAACCGTCATAACACCCACACGGGGCGCCGCAGATACAGCCGCCGGTCGTTTCCACGAAGTCGAAAAGGCTGATCTGGGCGGCGTCCAGCGCCTTTTCCTCTTCATAGGCGTCGATCAGGCTTTCCCAGGACCATTTCCGGCCCAGGCCCTTGACGCTGGTCAGCGTGGCGGCGGCTCCCCGCTCGATCACCAGGGCGCGGTCGAACAGGTCACGTTCGTTTTCGTAAAGGTCGATGATCTCCGCCTTCTTCATGGAGGGGCAGAAGAAACACGAACTTTTCCCAGGCTTCGGAAGGCCGGCGCGCTCAATCACGCGGACGCACTCTTCGCGGGTCCAGCCCCAGGAATACAGGGGATAGTGGTTCTTGTACTTCTGGTTCGCTTCATCGGCCGGCATAGCGTGTTGAATCCGGCGGGTTTCTCCGGCGTCGTAGCCGATATACTTGTCCACCTTCCCGCCGGCCTTCCAGATCGCCTTGCACCGCTCGTCATGGTTGCAGAACTTTTCCTGGGTTCCGATCTTGTGCTTCAGGGAACACTTCTTGAAGCCGTAGGCGATCGACGGGAGGTTTCCGGATTTAAGACATTCCTGTTCCAGGGTCAGGCGTTCGCCGTCCTTCGTGTGGTACTGGACGAAGGTGACTTCAGGAAGGCCGCGTGCGGTCAACCAGGCGTCGAACTTCTCGATGAAGTCGTATGTATGCCGGCGCTCTCCGCCGGTGTCGGCGAAAAGGATCAGGTCGATCGGGATTTCCCGAAGGTACATTCCAATGATCATGGCGGCGCTGTTCGTGCCGCCGCCGAAAGAAACAACATTCATTCACAAGCACCTTCTTCATGGTATTTCTGATCGTAGAACTTCCCGTCGGCCCCGATATAGAAGGAATCGGCGTCCCAGTACGCGCCGCACCGGTCCGCACAGCCGGCGACGCTGACTTCCATCGAACCGCAGTCGGTGACGGTGTAGCGTCGGGACACTTTCCCGCCCCTCCGAACTTCAAAGTCGCGGGAGGTCTGATACAGGTCGGAAACGACGATCTTCCCGCCGCACAGCGGACAGCGGTCGCGGACTATTCCTTCCATGCTCCGCCGCCTTCCAGGGCCGCTTCGGCCGCTTCCTTCGTCAGGAAGACCATCTTCCCGATGTCGTGTTCGGTGAACTGCTCGGACGACCAGGCCGTCGTCCCCAGGCGTCCGCGAAGGACGCTGAAGGACGTCAGGCCGTCCGCTCCCGCTCCGACGAACATGACGGTCGCCGACACGACGCGGCGGCGCCGGATCAGCCAGACGGTCCCGTTCGGCTTCACGGGGAGGATCACACCGCCGGCGTCACGGAAGTCGGCCAGAAGGTCCAGGACCAGGGGGTCCATGACGCCCTTCCCGATTTCATAGGTGTGCCGGTGTTCGTTGGCGTGGAACGCGATTCGGTCCTTCAGCCGCTGGGCCAGGTCCGCGTTCTTGCCAAAAATGCCTTCACTCATTGATTGCACCACCTTCCAGATATTTTTTCACCGTTTCGGCCTGGGTCGCGATATTCCGAACGGTGTTCAGGATTGCCGGCGTCACGCCGCCGGTCTTTATCTGCTCGATCGCCTTCATGGCCTGACTACTGGCCGTCCACGAAGACGGGCTGACGCCCAGGGCGCGGTATATGTCGCCCAGTTCCTTTTGGGCGGTCTTCTGGTCGTCCAGACAGGCTTTCAGCCGTCGGTTTTCCAGGCGAAGGTCTTCGATTTCCTTCCCGATCTTCCGCCCCGCACGGCGGCCGACCGTCTGAAGGTCTTCCTTGCCTTCCAGATACTGTTTGAAGAACTCCGCGTTCTCCGATGGAAGAAGGCGTTCGCCCCTGGGAAGTCTCTTATCTTTTGGGAAGTACGGCCCAATATAGGTGAACATTAGATACTTGAACATTTCGACCGGCGGGTCGATGTCGCGCCAGGGGGCCTTCCGTATTGTCCGAAGGTTGCCGGACTGTGTCACCGTCACCAGGCCGCAACACTCCGGAACCTCCGAAGGATCACAGACGCCAGGGGCGGCGGCGAAGTAAAGCTGGTTGCACATGGGAAGGTAGGCGCGCCACTTTTCGTCCCGAAGGAAGTCCGATCTGGCAACCTTCACTTCGTAGCCGATGATCGCGAAGTTCGTCCAGGACAGTTTGATTGCCAGGGCGTCGATCCGGCTATGGTGGTTTACAATCTGCGTCGGGCCGTCCTTGACCTCTGTGAAGAACATATCCGACGCGTGTCGGTGTGCGATCGCGCGCTTGACGTCGTCAGCACGCCACTTTTTGTCCTCGCTCACGCCGTCGCCCTCCTTCCGTCATACCTGGCCGCCAGGGCCATTTCGCGGATCACGTCGGGGATCAGAAGTTCCAGGTATTCGTCGCCGCGGTCCAGGCCCAGGGCTTCGTTCTGGAAGGCCACCTTCCGTCTGGCGTATGCTTCCGCTTCATCGAAGACCGCCTTCGGCACCTTCACGCCCAGGGTCCGGTCGACGGACGCCCGAAGGCGCCGCCGGCNCGTCACGGGATTATTCATGGCCTTCCACCGCTTCGCCGCCATCGGATTCCAGAATGATTCCAGATTCCGCGAAGAAAGCCGGCCGGACGCCG